CCACCAGGCTACCCGATGGGCACCGGATCCCGCGCCCACGCGGCCGGGGTCTTCGTCAGGTCGTCCCCGAGGATGTACCGGACCCCGTCGAACCCGAGCACCGGGCAGAACTCCGGGATCTCCCCCAGGCCCAGCCGGTAACCGTCCGGGCCCGCGTGCAACGGGTGGGACTCGATCCAGTTATGGCAGGACCGGCAGAGCCAGATCAGGTTCGCGGGCGAGTTGATCCAGCACTCCCGGGAGTCCCGCCCTCCCATGCCCCGGCCGCGCCGGTGATGGACGTCCCCGTCCTGGCAGCCGAGCCCGCACCGGAAACACTGCCCGTTGTCCCGCTCATAGATCGAGAGTTTCAACGCCCGGTCGAAGGTTCGGGGCTCGGGGAACCCGGGGACCCCTCTCACTTCTGCCTCCGCTGCGCACGACGGCCGGCCCGATTCAGCGGCCGCCCCGTCCCGTAGGGAGGGTTCCGGAACCCCGAGACCGGCTCCCAGGGCCGGGCGTTCAGCCCCCGGCCGAGGTCCCGGAGCTCGTCGAGGACCTCGGGGTTCTGGACCGTGAGCTCGAACTCCGAGCGGAGAACCCGGCGGGGGCGGACGTCCCTCGGGTCGTCGACGACGAACCCGGCCTCCCGGTAGAGGCCGACGTCGTCCGGGTGGATATACATCTCGTTCACGCCGCACCCCCGAGCCGTTCCTCGATCGGGGCGCCGCCGGAGAAGTGACGGACGGAGCCGAGGCCCACGAAGAGGACCCCGTTCCGCTCCCCCACGACCGGCCACATCCGGAGCCGGATCAGAGCCCCGTCAGACTCGACCCAGGCCCGGCCCGTGAGGAGCAGCTCGAGCCATTCGTCCGAGGTCATCCCGAGGGCGTTCAGGTCGAGGCGCACCTGATACCAGTCGACCTCCGAGACGACGGTCCAGAGACCGACCCGGCGGGCGCCGAACACGTACCCGTCCCGGGCCGGGGTCATTTCCTCCCGGTAGGCCTCGAACCCGTAGGGCAGCACCGGCCGCCCCATCACAGCATCCCCGCGAGGAGGTACACGGCTACGACCGTGAGGAACATCGCGAGGCCCAGCAGCAGGACCCCGACGAGCACGAGGGCGCACCCGGTCGAGCCCCGGAGGAACATGTCGAAGCGGTTCACAGTTCAACTCTCCAACCCAGGGCGCGGGCCCCGTAGACGATGCCGGCGAAGATCGCGCCGAAGTAGCCGAACACGACGGCGAACGCCGCGAGGGAGTCCAGGAGCGTCCAGATCACGCCGTCACCTCCCGGTCCCCGGTCGAGGCGTGGAAGGCCTGGAGATCGTCGCTCAGAGCCCGTGTGGGCCAGAGCTTGCCGAGGACCGAGTCGGTCGCCCCGCGCCGCCGGTCCCATTCCATGAACACATCGGCCCGCACGAACACGAACAGGGCGGTCCCGCTGTCCAGGTCCCGGGAGTAGATCCCCGGGTTCCCCGCCGAGTGGCACGAGCTAGCGACGCCGGGGACCTTCGCCCACGCCGCGAGGGACTCGACGGTCTTCGGGGAGATCGCGACGCCGTCGAGAGAGACCCTCAACTCGTCGAGGTCCACCTCGGCGCCCTGGAGTACCTCCTGGATCCAGTCGAGGTTCTGCACGGTCCGGTAGATCTCGGTCTCGATCCCGGCGATCTTCGTCTCGATCGTGCTCATGCCTGGGCCCCCTTCAGGTACGGGTCAACAGTCGCGGAACGGACGCCCGCGTCGATCATCGGCCGGCGGATCTCGTCGACCGTCCCGTCCTCGTAGCCTCGTTCCCAGCCGGTCGAGAGGAGGCCGGGGGACGCCGCGACGATCGCGGGTCGGAGGGATTCCCGGAGGTCTCCCCAGGCACGGTCGGAGACGGTCCGCCCGTTCAGGTAGGCGCCGACGGCGAGGTCGAGGGCCGCTTCGATCGCGGCCGCCTCCTCCTCCCGGGCAGTGATCAAATCGAGGAGGCTCGCCTCCTGAGCTGCGATCTCCTGGAACCCCGGGACATCGCTGTAAGTGACTGCGTTCTCCGCGTACTCCTCCAGGGGGACCGGGAGGAACCGGCCCTGGGCGAGACCGACCTGGGCGATGTGCTCGTCCTCGTCGACCTCCGGCAGCGCGGGGACTTCCTCCCAGACGACTTCCCAGGGGGCGACGCCCTTCGAGGGCGCCTCGGCCGGGGCGTCGTCATCGTGGACGAGTTCGACCGGGATGATCAGGGTATCGAAGGCCCCGTTCTTCTCCAGGCGCCGGGCCTCACGCTCGGCCAGCTTCACCGAGGAACGGAAACCGGCGAGGGCCCACACGGCGCCGTCCACGGTCCGGGAGTCGTCGACCCCGTCGAGGTCCTCCAGGCGGACGAGGATCTCCGCCCGCGCCTCGCGGGCCGCCGGTGTCTGGTCCCGGTCCTGATCCAGTTCCCGGAGACGCCCCTGGAGGGCCTCCCGGACGTCCTTCGCGGACCGGCCGGCCCGGTAGGCGATTGCGTGCGTGTAGTCCCGGACAGAGCTCCGGGAGACGGTCTCGCCGCTCGGCAGCGTGACACGGTAAGTCTTGGACATGAGGGGGGTCCTCTCTAGGGGGGCGGTAGGCCCTGGGGGCGGGGCTACCTGGGTACGGCTAGCCTAGTCCTCCGCCGCTGTCATTGTCTAGCGAATATCATGGTTACTATGACCGACACCAAACCCCCCGACCTCTCCCCGAAGGGCGTCGAGATCGCCCTCAAGCACGACAAGGCCGTAGAGCTCCGCCGACGAGGGAAGAACCTCGACCAGATCGCCCAGGAACTCGGCTACGCGAACCGATCCGGCGCCCGGAAAGCCGTCCTCGCCGGCCTCGCCCGGCACGGGGTAGAGGACGCCGACGAACTCCGCCGCGTCCAGTCCGCACGCCTCGAGGAACTCGTGGAAACACTCTGGGACCGGGCCCTCACCGGCGAGGAGAAGGCCGTCGGGATGCTCCTCTCCGTGTTCACCCGGCAGGCGAAACTCCTCGGCCTCGACCGCCCCTCCCTCGTCGAAGTCGGCGGCGACGCCCAGATCCTCGTCGAGTTCTCCCCCGCCCTCCAGAATCAGGTCGTCGAGGACCCCGAGCTGATCATCGAGGTCGAGGAGGACCTCGGGGAGTGAAACGGATCCGCTACGACTACGCCCCCCACCCGGGCCCCCAGGCCGAGGCCCACCGGAGGGTCGTCGACGAACTCCTCTACGGGGGCGCGGCCGGAGGAGGGAAGAGCCGCTTCGCCCGTGCCGCTGCGGTCCTCGACTGCCTCCGGATCCCCGGGTTCACCGCGATCATTTTCCGGCGCACCTTCCCCGACCTCGAGCGCGCCGTGATCAACGAGCTACGGAACGAGATCCCCCAGGGGATCGCCCGCTACAACGACGGGAAGCACGTCTGGAGGTTCCATAACGGGTCGACCCTCCAGCTCGGCCACCTCGCGAACCGTAAACAGCTCATGGACTTTCAGGGGGCGCAGTATCAGCTATGCGTCTTCGAGGAGGGGACCCAGTTCGAGCTCTACCAGTACCTCTACATGCAGTCCCGTCTCCGCGCGGCCGGCCCCGTCCGTGACCAGATGGAAGCCCTCGGCCTGAAGCCCCGCTCGATCGTCACCGCGAACCCCGGAGGCATCGGTCACCATTGGGTCAAGAAACGTTGGATCGACCCCGCCCCCGAGGGCGTCCCCTGGCGGCCGAAGCCCACGCCCCGCGACAAGCGCCCCGGGACCCGCCTCTACATCCCCGCCCGTGTCACCGACAACCCCTCACTCGGCGAGGACTACGTCGACCGCCTCGACCGCCTCCCCGAGCGCACCCGGCAGGCCCTGAAGTTCGGTGATTGGGACATCCTCGAAGGCGTGCGTTTCCCGACGTTCAACCGGAACGCCCACGTCATCCCGGCCGGCTCGATCGACCTCCAGGCCGCCGCGTCCGTCCGCGCCGTCGGCGTCGACTGGGGCGGCCCCGCCCCCTTCGCTGCGGTCTGGGGCGCGAAGCTCACCGACGGGACCGTCGTCATCTACCGGGAGGCCTACCGGAAGGGCCTCACCCCCTACGAACAGGGCGCCCTCGTCCGCTCTATGGAAACCCCGGAGGAGGTCGGCCCCCGCCGGCCGCTCCCGATCTACCTCGACCCCGCGACCTGGGCCCGTGGCGACTTCACCCCCGGCGTTGAGATCCCCGACGACGGCACCCCGCCCCCGGGCTCGATCGCTTACGCGTTCGAGGAGGCTGTCGGACGGACGGTGTATAAGGCGAGGAACGACCGGATCGGCGGCTGGGCGCTGGTCGACGAACACCTCCGGATCCGGGAGGACGGGCTCCCGAGACTGTTCATCACGGACAACTGTCGGGAGCTGATCCGCACGCTCCCCGCACTCCAGTCCTCCCACGTCGACCCGAACGACGTGTCGAAGACCCCGAAGCAGGAGGACCACGTCGCCGACGCCGCGAGGTATCTCCTCCAGGCGCTCGCCGGCAGTGAGGTTGTCCCGGCCGTGTCGGAGGGCGATCACGCTCGGAGGAGGGCCTCTCGGCCGGTGGACCCGCTCGCGAACATGACCCGCTAGACTGTCCCCCGCGATCGGCTAGACTGTCGATTGCAACGCCCCCCAGCAGAAAGCGAACCCCCATGAGACTCGATCTCACCCCAGCAACCCGCGCCGCCGAGACCGCCCTCACCGAAGCACGAGAGACGACCGCGTTCGAGCTCAGCGCCCACCACGCCGCCGAAGTCGCCCTAGAGGCAGCGACCCCGATCCTCCTCCGATCCCTCGCCGATCAACTCGAAGAGGAAGCCCGCGCGGTCCCGCTCACGAAGACACTCGTGGCCCACCGCGCCCGAGCCGAAACCCTGAAAAGGGTCGCCCACGATCTCCGGGATCTCGCCGACGAGGCCGCCCTGTGATCACCTCGACCGGGCCCCGGCACGTCTGCGACTGCCCACCCGACGGCCGCAACCCCGACTGTCCCGACCACCGGGCGAGGCACGCCTGGGACAACCTGATCCCCGCCGTCCAGTACCGGCCCTACGTGACCGGGACCCCGGAACCCGGGGCACCCCCGACCGAACTCCTCCCCACCTTCCTCCGAATCCACCAGGAGCCCCGATGACCCCCCAGGAAATCGGCGACGCCCGCCGGCACCTGAACCGCGCCCTCGGAGGCGTCCACCCCGGCGACAAAGCCCCCACATGGACCCGCCACTACGCGGCCCTCCTCGACCACGTCGACGCCCAGGAAGCCCACATAGACGCGCTCCAGGCGAACCTCAACGCCCACACCCGGAAGGAGGCGGCGTGATCGACCACGGACACCTCCGGCGGCTCGCCGAGGCAGCAACCCCCGGACCCTGGGTAGCAGGAGGAGCCTCCGGGCACGGCTCCGCCTACTTCGGCGCGGTCTACGACCCTGACGACCGGGAGAGCCCCGGCCCCGCGCTCGGAGAGGCGGGGGAAGCCGACGCCGCGTTCATCGGAGCGACCGGGCCCGACGTGGTCCTCGGCCTCCTCGACGAGATCGACGCCCTCCGGAGAGGACAGGGGAAACGATGACCGCGAGTAGCGCCGCCAGCCGTCGACGACTCTCGGCCTCCCGGGCCCAGTGGGAGACCTGCGATTGCGGGAAGGTAGCCTCCCCGACCGAAGAGTCCGCCCGGTTCAAGGCAGCCCTCGCCCAGGCCGTCACAGGCAACGAGAACGACCTCGATTACTACCAGTGCCCCGCCGGGTCCTGGCACTGGTCCCGATCCCGGGGCGCCTGACCCGACCCCGATCACCGGCCCCCCTCGTCCACCCGGACCAGGGGGGCCGATGCCATGCTGGGAGGTATGGCAGAGAGCAACGAGACCCCGACCCTCGACGAACTCGACCGGGCACCCGAGAAGGGCAAAACCGGCGACCTCGTCCCGAGGTTCGTCTCCCTCACCTCCACCGCGAAGGAATGGGAAGCGGTCCAGAACGAGGTGAACCCCGACCTCATGTTCCCCGACTCGGTCGCCTACTATGACCGTATGTGGAGGACCTCCTCCCAGGTCCGCTCCACCATGAAAGCCGTTACCCTCCCGATCATCCGGGCAGGGTGGCGCCTCGACCCGAACGGCGCCTCCGACGAGGTCCTCGCGAACCTCCGCCCCGAGCTCGGGATCCCCGCCCCCGGGGAAACCATCGCCCGCCGGCGCCGCGCCGGGATCGAGTTCCGCCGGCACATCACCGAAGCCGTCACGACCTCCCTCCGGTACGGGTTCGCCCCGTTCTTCCAGAAGTACACCGTCGGGGACCCCCTGCCCGGACAGACCGGCCTCGACCGGGTCGCCCACCTCCAGAAGCTCTCACCCCGCCCCCCGAGGACGATCGAGCGGATCGCCTCCGCCGAGGACGGGGGCCTCCTGGGGGTCGTCCAGACCAGCAACGACCCGGCAGCGACCGCCGAGGTCTTCCTCCCCGTCCGCGACCTCGTCCTCTACGTCACCGACAAGGAAGGCGCCGACTGGTACGGCCAGTCCATCCTCCGGGGCGCCGTGAAGGACTTCGCCTACGCCGAGAAGCTCGAACTCATACGCGCCCAGGTCTACGAACGAAACGGGATGGGCGTCCCCGCGATCCCCTACGACCCGAGAGTCGTCGGCGACGAGGAGCGGGCCCTCCGCGCGGCCGAGGACTGGGGCGCCGGCTCGACCTCCGGGTTCGCCCACCCGAACACCGTCCAACCCCCGACCCTGATCGGGGTCTCCGGGTCCCTCCCCGACCTCACCCCCGCGATCCAGGACCACCGGCAGCAGATCGCGAAATCCGTCCTCGCGATGTTCCTCGACCTCGGCCACGACGCCGGCGCGAGGAGCCTCGGCGAGTCGTTCCTCGACGTGTTCACCCTCGCCCTCCAGACCTACGCCGAGCAGCTCGCCGAAACGTTCACCGAGCACGTTATCCGCGACTGGGTCGATATCAACTATGGGCAGGACGAGCCGTACCCGATCCTCGTCCCCGGGAACCTCTCCGAGAACCGGGGGGTCACCGCCGACGCCCTCGCGACCCTCGTCAACGCCGGGGTGATCACGGCCGACCCGTCGCTCGAGAAGTACATCCGGTCGAACCTCGGTCTCCCCGAGGCGGACGAGGCCGAGACCGACACGACCGAGCAGCGGAAGACCGAGGCCGAGATCCGGCGGACCAACGTCGACGCCGCGACGATCGCGTTCCGTGGCGGGTTCGAGGCCGACTCCCTCTCGGCAGCGTTCGACCTCCCCCCGGGCCTGACCCATTCGGGGCTCGTGCCTATCACGGTGAAGGACCCGGCGGTCGCCGAGGCCGAGGTCGTCAAGGCTCAGGCAACGGTTGAGGGTTCGGACACCTTAAGGGAGGACACAAACCCCGGGGGGGTATCGTCCGACACGGGGGCGACCCTGTCCTACATGGATCGCGCCGAGGCCCTCCTCTCGTCTATCCTGGAGGACAAGGGGATCACCCTCCCGACCCCCCACACCCCCCAGAACTAAGGACCCCCCATGTCTGAGCAGCACCCTACGTCCACCCCTGAGTGCCAGTGCTTCCCCGTCCCGTCGGAGTACTGGACGACTCACTACGGGGCCGTCGACCCGGCGACCACTCACGATCCGAACCCCGAGTGTCGGGCGTGCTTCCCCGAGAACTTCGAGGACGACGGGCTCGACCCGGCCCCCACCCCCGAGGCCGGCGCCCTGACCGACCCTAACGGGGTCCTCGCCGCCCACTACGGCCCCGACTGGGCCGACGACGCGGCCGACTACACCGCCCAGGAGAACCCGCCCCTCCTCGCCTACGACCCGAACGGCTGGGCGAAGGCCGCCCAGCCCTACGACCCGACCCGGGACGTCCGCGCCCAGGCACTCCGGGCAGCGGCCCGCGAGCTCTGGTCCCCCGGGATCCGCGCCCGCGTCCAGCTCGAGCACCTCGCCGACGAGATCGAGGCCGGCCGATGACCCCGGAGCAGCACGAGACCCGAGCCCGCGCCCACCAGCACACCCGCTACGCCGCCCTCGGCTTCTGGGTCCTGGTCGCCCTCACACCCCCGACCACGGACCTCCGGGTCCTGACCGGGATCTCCTGGGCCCTGACCGTCCTCTTCGTGGTCTGCTGGGCCCTGGAGTTCTACCACCTCGGGAAGGCCCGTGACGCCCGGATCGAGGGTTACCTCGACGCGACGGACCCGAGGGATGTCCACCTGATCCGGCAGAAGGCCGCCCCGTTCGCACCCCAGGAGACCCGATGATCCCCTGGGAATGGACCCGAGACAGCAAGCGGGCCGGCTGGATCACCCCTCTCGGCGACTTCGTCCCGGACGAGGAGGTCGCCCAGTACCCGACCACCCAGAACCCCCAGGAGACCCGATGACCCGCGAACCCCTCCCCCCGATTGGCGCCCTCTTCGCCCACCTCCCCGACTCCGGGCCCGAGTACCTGGCTCGGGGCCGGGAGTACTGCCTCCGCTCGATCCGCCGGATCGTCGAGGGCCGGGGGCACGAGTACGACGAGACCCTCGTCGTCGCGACGACCACGACCGACCCCGACCTCGACGGCCGGGTCCAGACCCTCTACCGCTACGCCCCGACGGAGGAGACCCGATGACCGCGCTACACCCCCAGGACCGGATCCTCGCCGCCGCACGGGCAGCGCTACGGATCGTCGAAACCGAGGAAGACCTCTGGACCCTCCGGGTCGGGGCGGTCGTGATCGACGACGACGAGGCCGTCCTGGAGAAGGTGAACGACGGGAACACCCTCGGCTACGCCGGATGGCACTCGACCGGGGAGCGCACCGAGTACGACGACGACGACGTCGACCTCCCGGCCGTCGTCCTCTACGAACCCCAGGAGGGCGACCAGTGACCGCCTGTACCCCGCCCACGACCCCCACCGGGGCACCAGCAACCCCACCCGGGGACCTGTGGCGCTGCGACCTCTGCGGGGCGCTCTGGAGGGCGCACCGCACCGCCTGGGCCAGGGCCCGCCCCTGGTCCTTCCGGGCCCTCGTCGAGCTCGCCCGGCGGGAGCACCTCGACCGGGCCCGCGCGAACGCCGGCTGGGGGCCGAAACCGGACGACCGTTCGACGAAGGAGACCTGATGATCCCGTTCCTCCCCGCCGTCCCGATCCCCCCGATCGGGCCTCTCTTCTCCGCCCTCGTCCACCTCCTCGGGGGCCTCGGGTGACGGCCGGCCTCGCCGAGTACCGGCACGCCCGGGAACTCGCGCTCCACCACGCCCGGAACCTGATCGTCCTCGCCCAGGCCGAGACCGGCGACTCCGTCCCCTACGCGACCCGCCCGCTCAACGCGAACGAGAAGGCCGCGAAAGTCCGCTTCGCCCTGTTGGACGCGATCGAGGAGCGGGCCGTGAAGGACGCCCAGGGCCCGATCGAGGACCTCTTCGCCACGGTCTCCGCCGCCCTCCTCGGGGCAGTGGACGGGGCCGGCGAGGACGAGGCGCGGGAAGCCCTCCAGGGGCTCCTCCTCACCCCACCGGAGGACGTCCTCGACGGGATCGGGTCCGCTGCGGGGGACGTCGAGGGGGCGCTGAACGACGCCTACGTCGCCGCCTCCGCCGTCGCCCTCGACGAAGCCGACCGGCAAGGCGTGACCGACCTCCCCGACCCCCTCCGCCCCTCGGCCGGCCAGTTCGCCCCAGCAGCGCGGGCCGCCGCCTCCCGGGTCTGGACGAGGACCGCCCAGGTCGTCCAAGAGGACGCCCTCGCCGTCGGCACCGTAGCGACCCCTGACACCGTCTCTAAGGCCCTGGAGAGGGCCGCGACCGACGGGGCCGTAGACCAGGCCCGGCAGGGCGTCCACCAGGCCCAGGGGACCGGGAGGATCGACACGATCGAGAAGGTCGTCGAGTCCGGGTGGGAGGCCGAGTTCTTCGCGTCCGAGCTCCTCGACGGGAAACAGTGTGACCCCTGCCAGGGTCTCGACGGCAAGCGGTACGACAGCCTCGCCGACGCTCGCCTCGACTATCCCGAGGGGTACGCGGCCCGCTGTCAAGGCGGCCCGCGCTGTCGCGGGACGATCGTCAGTCTGTACCGTCCCGCCCCGAGGGGGTAGCACCCGGGCCCCTCGTCCACACCCCTGACGGCCCCCAACTGACAACGTCGGGGGCCGTCAACTAAGCTCGACCCGTACCCCCCCCCAGAACAACGAAAGGCCCCCCA